ATGCGGCGAAGCTGGGTCGTGCGCCCGACACCGGACGTCGCCCCCTGCATCGACTCCTGAGCCGGGCTGTACATGGGCATCAACGAGAGTTTCGGAGCGGCCCGCTTGACCATCACCCAGGTGTCGTCGGGGACGCTCTCGGCCATGCGACGCAATCCGCTGTCGGGCTGAAGCTGGCGAGGGAAGTAGTAGTCGCCCGGATCGATCCGCTCGCCCTTGTGAACGCCCCGGACGTAAGAGCGCTGATTCTGGCGGTCCTTTAGGCTGTCGAGGAGCCGGTCTCCTCGCCGGGAGTTGATGGTGCCCAGATACCCGTCGGGGTACATGGCCTCCGGTGTCTGGTTGTACATGGAACGCCGGGCGTCCAGTGAGTCCCGAAAATACGGGCCGAGACCACCGCCGCCCCCGACGGTGTTGGCGTTGCCAGGCTGGCCTTGGTTGTAGGGCGGCAGGTACTGGAACGGCGTGAACGTACCCTGGGGCATGTCAGCCCGTTACCCGGTGACAGACGTGGCGTCGAAGAAGGAGCGCACCTCTTCAGGACGAGAGTGGGCCACGGGCATCAGTTGGCCGAGAAAATGTGGGTCCTGGGCATCCCTGATCGAGGAGTCTTTTTCGGACATCACCATGTCGTAGGTGGGACCGTGCGGCTCTTTGTTCACATACTGGGCCTGCTCGTAGCCCTCAGCCACCGTGGGCCTCCTGCTGGCCCGTAGAGAAGGACCCTGCCCGGCTCGACGTCGAAGGCACCACCATGCCTCCGCCCTGCGTAGGGACAGGGGACTGCTCGGGCATCTTCATCGATGGGGACACCGTCAGCCTGGCCCCAGCCGACTCCCCGGCTGACATCCGGCCACGAGGACGGTTCGGCTCAGCGACCACACCGGCCATCACCCCACTGGCGAAGGCGGCATTGTCGGAGGCCAGAGGTGGTCCTCCACGTCCATAGCTGTCGCTGCCGGTGTCATAGACATCCGGTACACCCTTCTTATGTCCAGCGGATCCCATAGAACGACCTCCTGTCGAAGGGATCGACATATTTTCTGCTGCTGCGGATTCGGCCATCATCATGTGGTTGGATGAAGCTCCCATGCGGCGCCGAATCGCATGGCCCACTCTGCGCTGATCAGCCATAGGGTTAATCGTAGGGCCGACCTAGCGCCCAACCCGGACCAGTCGACGCTTGGGCATGACGAAAACCGGGTCCCACTCGGTGCGCCCCTCCAGAGCCTTGACAACGTCCCGTTGGAAACCAGTCATCTCCGGCTCGGCGTCGACGGCATGAGCCATCCGGGCCAGGGCGTAGGCCTCGGCAATGTTGGTGTCATCGAAGTCCATTCCCCAGCGTTTGAGGATCTCCTTGGCGATCATCTCCTTCTTGGTGTTGCCGTTGCCGGAGACGAACTTCTTCAGTTGCTGGGGGGCGACCAGGACCGGGTAAGCCCGCTGATCCTGGGCGTTGAAGTGGGCCAGGATGGTCAGCTTGATGGTGGCACCGACCTCGCCGGAGTTGTGCTGGCCGTAGCGCTCGGCCATGGAGTACCCCTCCAGGGCGATCTTGCGGATCTCGTTCAGCTTCCCCAGTTCGTGGCTGATGTCGACCATGAGCCGCCGGAGCCGTAGGACCCCGGTGGGCATGGTGCCCTTGGGCTTCCAGGTGGTGATCAGCCCCCGTGTCGGCGACCAGGCCACCAGGGCGCAGTTCTTCGTGCCGGGATCGATGCCGACGTAGATGTCAGTCACGAGCTTCGGGTACGTAACTTGCTGGTGATTTTCGGCGTGGGCTTCGTGCTCCCAGTACTCTCCACAAGTGGCGCATCGGCTTTCGTCGGTTCCTCGGTACTCATGCACCTCTGGATCTCTCGGTTGATGTACCAGACTGCCTTCTGAAGGTCCAGGACCATGTCGGTCCCGTCCTTCAGTCCGGCTCTCCACAAATACTTGATGGCGTTGCCGATGCAGAAGTTCATGTGCTCGGTGATGGTGATGCACTCGACGCCAGAGGGATGGCTGCCGTAATGAGGAGGATGGTTGACGAGGTCAGTCATGGTGTCCCGGTGCCGTCGACTGGGGATACGTTCAACATGGGCCAGCAGTAGTGGATCATGCCGTCGTCGCAGAGGATCTCGAAGTCTCCACCCTGCCCGAATCCCAGCAACTGCCCACGAATCACGATGCGCTCACCATCCTCGTCGCCAAGATGCACCTCGACCTGACGACCCAGCAGGGTGCGCTCCATATCGGTGTTCTGGGTCATGGCGCCCCTCGATCCGCTCGCCGGTAGCCGGGGGACTTGGAGTCGGTGCGCCTGGTCAGTTCCCGGCTGACCACCGCAGCGTCCCGCTCGGTGGACTCGAAGAGCATCTGCTGTAGCTTCCTGCGGGCGTAACAGATCCTCAGGGTGTCTCTGGCAGTCCCTACAGCCCCATCCATCTCCATCTGCGCCCGGACCCAGGTGACGGCCTCTGAGACCTTCTCAGGCTTGTTGGCGGTCATGTACAGGCCTTCCAGGCGGCGCACCTCGGCGTCGGCGTAGCGCTCACGGATCTCCTCGATGGCGGATTGGTTCTGGAGGAAGTCGGCCCAGCGGGTGAACTGGACGAATAGCTCCATGAGTTCCTTGTCGGGGAGATCATCCAGGTTCGGCTCCAGCTTGGGCATGCCGAAGGACGGTCTCTCAGGCTCGGCGATCTCCAGTTCTCGATAGACGTCTCGGCGTATCCCGTTGACTGATCTTGCCCACACCGCCGTCTCGTGCAGGTCGAGCGGCCTCCGCCGCTTGAACCGCTGTGGAGCGGCGGAGGAGGATTGTGCGTCGGGATCCACCTCCACTCCTCTCGTACCGTTGACAGTCGGGGCATCCATCGAAAGGGCAGTCAGGGCTCCGTCCTCCTTCCAAGGCTAGGCAGATCTCATGGCACTGATCGAGGCGGCTAGCGATACGCTCCTCCCGGTATCGGACGACCATCTCCTTGGGTTTCTGATTCCACTTGCACTCGTAGATGAAGATCTCATCCTTGGGCGCCCCCATGTAGCTGTAGAGGTGGGCTTGACGGATGTGCGACGGGAAGGGCACACGTATGGAGTCCCAGAGAGCGTCGTAGTCGATGAACTCTCTCTTCTTCCCATTCACGTTCAGCTTGTAGGTGTGCTCGTTGAGGAGGTGTGGCGCCTCGAAGCGCAGCGAGTTCACGCCGATGGACTTGATCTCGATGAGGGCGGCGTTACGGTCCAGGCCGTCGCCATGCCCGGCCATGCGGAGCCTGGGCTGGAACAGGGGCACCTCGTCGTAACGGATGAACTCCCGCTTGGCCCCGCATTTCTCACACACCTCGGGAGCGGTGTCGAACCAGGAGTGTCGACAGTCCATGCAGTAGAACATGCCAGAGAGTCGACCCAGATCCCAGATCCGGGACTGCCACTTGCGGTGGATCTCTTTGCCCTCATCGAAGATCATCTGCATCTGCCAGTGCGTGACCGCCCCCTCTGACGAGGGCTGGCGACCAGCCAGGCGGTAGTAGTTAGCCCTCGGACACCAGTCGGTATGTGAGATCTCGGAAGGATGGAGGACGTCGCTCCGCCGCCCGACCTTGTCGTTCCTGCTCAATAAGGCTCTTTGAATGTCGCCAAGGAGACGGGTCTGCCGCTTGCTTGTTTGTAACAATTCTCGCAAGTTGGCGTCGATGACCGGACGCCGCTGCGGAGATCGGGATGATGGTTCCGGCGTCGACGGCCGCTTCACGATGGCGGTCCCGCTTGATTTTCCGTCGTTCCCTTTCGCTGCACCCGCCCCAAACGCCCCATTTCTCCCCGCTGGCGAGGGCGTAGTCGAGACACTGGTCGAGCACCGGGCAAGGGCCTGGGTGGTCCGGGTGGGTTCCTAGGCATACCGCTTTGGCCTCCTGGACCTGGCCGTTGTGCTGGTGATCGGCGTAGAACAGGTTGACGTTGTCGTTGGCGCACAGGCTGAGACATTTTGCCTGGCCGAACCAGTCGGGACGTTTTCGCTCGTAGATCGGAGGCAGCACCAGGTCCACGTCCACCATCAGCCAGTTCGTGATATTCCCGCTCTGGGAGGACCACGAAGTGTTCTCCTGCCAACTCAAAGCAGAGAACAGGGCGTCGAGACTCGACCACGGCGTGGAGGTGAAGCTCATGGAGGTCGTCGTATTGAAGCGTGATGGAGCGCTGGTTGTCAGTCCGTTTGAACTCAACCAGTTCCCGTTCTGTACGACCGTCGTTGCGGCGGTCCCATCTGGCTCCTGACCTGGGGTTGCAAACGCCACCAAAGCGCTTCATCCCCTCCCGTTCTTGCTGACGGGATCTTGACAGGCGATCCCCGGCTTTCACTTCTTCGACCTGACCAAGCGCCGGGAGGGCCGATTTTCCTCCGGGTGCTTGCCTTTGGCAGTGACTTCCAGTACAGCACCTTGGAGTCTCTGCTGCAACGATAGGTCCCAACGAAGTTGTTCCTCCACGGCTGCCCGGCCATGCCAGGACTCCTCGCCGAAGTGGTAATAGGACCCCTTCACCGAGAAGACGTCGTAGTACACCGCCAGGGTCACCAGTTCCTTGGCCGGGTCGTAGTTACCCGGCGGTAGCTTCAGTTCGTTGTGGTCGAAGTAGAAATCGAACGACGCCACCCGCTCCGGCGGGTAGCTCTTGTTCTTCTTGGTCAGGCACTTGATCGAGATCCCGACCTTACGCTGGTTGCGTTTCTCGCCCTCGGTGATCCACTCGTCCCGCTTCAACTCGACCCTGGTGCTGTACCAGTAGTTCTTGGCCCGGCCCCCTGGTGTCGTGCGGGGATCGCCGAACATGAAGCCGATCTTCTCTCTCCACTGGTTGACCATGAAGCAGGTCACCGGCCGGTCGGCCTCCACCAAGCTGCGCTTCATGGCCGTGTAGGCCTTACGGAAAAACTTGCCCATCATGCGGGCCACCTGGCCCATCTGCTGGTCCTCCATGGACCCCTCGGTCTCGGTGATCGGCGAGAGAGCGGGCAGGGAGTCGATCACCAGGGCGTCGACCGTGCGGGTCTCCAGGATGCGGATGGCGGCGTTGGCTGCCTCCTCCAGGACATTGGTCTGCATGACAACGATCCGCTCGATGTCACAGCCGAGGATCTGTGCCCATTCGGGCACGAACTCCTCGGCAGCGATCCAGAACACCGTCCACGCCGGGTCCTTGGCCTGCTGGGTGGCGATGGTCTTCAGGATGATGGTGGTCTTGCCGGAGGACTCATCACCGTAGATTTCGTGCCAGGCGTTGACCGTCCAGCCCCCGCCCAGAGCCGTGTCGAGGGCCAGAGAGCCGCTGGAGATGCGGGGGACGTCGAGGAAGCGAAGCTGGCTGCCCCACACGACGGTCTCGGGGCCATAGTCCTTGTTAATTTCGGCCATGACCTCTACCACCGCCTTCTGGGGATCCAGTGGTGCCTTGGTGGTCACTTTGTTCCTCCTACTCGCACGAGTCGTCGCCGTGGGATGTACTCCGCAGGGTCGAGACCCGCATTACTCAAGGCCTTGTGGAGGATGTCCAGATTGGTGGTGGGAGGATCTGCGCTGTTGCCGAGATCCCGGAGGATCTCCAGGTTGATCCGACCGTCGAGCAGCCAGTCCCGGAAGTTTCGGTCAGCCGCCTCCTGGGCGTCCCACAGGGAGTTGCGGTTTCCCTTGCGCTTGGGGTTACGGGACATGACCATCTCGGGGCGCCGCTTCACCCACCCTTTGGCTCGTGGACCGGTGAACACGGCACTCCAGGCGCTGTTCCTGCCGTTGGCCTGACCTTCAGGATCGGGATCCCTGGTGCGTTCTCGTACGTCATCCACAGTGACTTCCCGGAGCGCCACGATGACAGTCAGGGTCAGAGGCAGGATCGACTCAGTGAAGGTCGGCTCCTTCACCTTGGGTTTGGCCTCGTTGCTCGCTCGGAAGTAGGTCATTACTTCTTGGTCGAAGGCTTGGGCTTGGCCTTGCCGTCCTTTTTCTCCTCACCCTTCTTGCCGAACGGTGTGGCCTGCTTGCCGCCGAATGGTTTTTTAGTGGTTGCCATGCCGTCTATCCCTTCTGTTTGGTCTTGGCGTGAGGTTGATTCCACTAGCCCCTTGGTCAATCAGCATCTTCTCGAAAGCATCCGCCACCTTCTTGCGGTTTTCCGGTGTGTTGGGGATGCCGTGTCCTTCTAGGTATTCCCCCGCCTTGAAAATCGTGCCTCTCCCAGGATCGAAATAGAATCCTGGCCCTATCTGCCGTGCTTCCGAAGACGGTTCAATGCCCTTTTGTTTCTGGATCTCGGTTATCAGATCC